TGTTGTCCGGCTGTGGCTCGCAATGCCCGCCGCGCAGTATTGGCTGAAATTCTGAAATTCAATTGTGACGGAATTTGTCAGCAAATAGTTCGGATTGATGTAGCTTTCCGTGTTGCCTGCAGCGTTGGCAAAGCCTGCAAAGCGAATCACCAGCCCCACGTCAAACAATCCGTAATCCGTGTTGCCGATGATTGATGCAGGACCGCCCAGCGGATACATGACCACGTTGTCTGTTACGCCGCCAGTGTTTGCCGTGAATATGTTGTCCAGTGCTGTTTTGATTTCTGTTGCAGTTGCATCCCAATCCAGCCACGCCGTTGTTTTCGTGGCCAACCCGGTGCGTGCAAATCGAAACCTGAATTGCGTCGTCAGTGCCGGCTTCGCCCAGTCCACCGTGTACCATCGCCACACATACGCGCGGGCATTCGTGCCGCTGATGATCGGTGGTGTCGTTGACGGCCCGGTGAATCTCACACCTGCCGCTTGCGTGTTGATGACCGAGTAAAACCCGTCGCCGTCCGTCAGCAGCGGATATTGATAATCGACAACGCCGTGCAATTGCGTTGTGCCGTCATAGACTCGGCTGCCGTCAAGGTTGTATTGAAACGAACCGCCGAATCCTGTCGTGGTTGCCGGGTAGTTCGCCACGCTCCAGTTTGCGCTGCTGCCCTCGTGGTAATACACGCGCGGTGTTTTGCCTGTGCTCACAACGGAAGAGTCTGACGCCGTCGCTGTGCCGTCCGCAATCGTCACCTGCGCGATACACCGGCTTCCGGCGGTGAAAGTCGCTCGCGTGAACTCAATCAGCTGCTTATCGCCCTCGACGTTTGATAGGCTGATGTTCTGCACGTTCACCCATTTCTGCCAAACCGCTGACCACGGCCCTGTTGTTTCCCATCCCTCCACGTACAGCCCGTTCGTTGTCAAAACGGCAACGCGGTTGCTGGCACCCGCCCGGATGTCGTCAATTCCTGCGGTCGCTGCAAAATTTGTCGTCGGTACGGTGCCGGTATTGTCCACCAGTTTCGGCGGTGCCGATCCGTTTCGCAGTCCGAATTGATACCCCACGCTGCTCGTGATCAGTCCGGTTCCGGTGTCGTATCGTGCCGCAATCCCGTAAGTTGGACGCTGAATCGTGTAGCCCGCGCCACCGCCAACGCACGTGCCGGGAATCCCCACGTCTCCCGGACTGCCCGGTGTCGCCGGTGCTGTTGCCACGGCCCCACCGGTGCAGCTGTCGGTATTCAGTCCCCAGTAGTCTCCGGTTGGTGGCGGACTCAAAACCCAGTCCCACGTTGACGTGCCACCACCGCCGCCAACTGTCACAGCATATTGGTGATCCACCTTGACGCCGTCAATATCGCCAGTCGCTGCAGACCACGTGACGCTCAATTCAATTTTCCGGTGTGGCCACGGTCCACCGGTTGCAGTCGCTGCTGTGCAGTCTGCCGTTGCCTCAAACGCTGCCTCAACGTCTGCCGCTGTGGCGTTGTACTGCAGTTCGATGACTTCCAGGCTTGTTTTCGTCCGGATGTAAACCTTGCCAGCCTGCTGAATGTGCGCGTGTAGAATATACTCTTTGTCGGCTGTGTCAGTCGTGTAGTCAACCCATTCAATCGCCACCGCACGATTGCCGAGAATCACGTAATCCCCACCGGACAACGCCGCAGCATTCCGGATGCTCATGGAATAGTAATCCGGCCCCGTGATCAGCGTGAAACTGTTGTCTGTTCCGTCCTGCTGAAACAGTCCATCAATCGTCGCCGTCTCAATGACGGTTCCGTCTGTTGCATCCAGTTTCACAAGTGCAATCGACTCCCGGCAGTTTGCCGTCAGTGCTCCGGCTGTTCTGGCGGGTCTGGTGACATACGGATTCGTTGCGCCGATGTTCTGCAGCGCGACCAAAACAAACCGGTTTTTCGTCACGCTCAAAGCGGCTTGAATGCCGGTGATTTCGTCGCTTCCGTAATGCTCACGCCAGAACGAACCATGCCCGTATTCCCAGACTGTCGTTCCGTCGCCGGTGTCCAGCCCTTTGATTGTCGTTGGTCTGCGCTCGCCGATGCAATTGCAACACCTGCCCATCAGCATAACTCAGCCCCCGCAATCCAGACTCACCAGCCTCCATTCACCATCCATCCATCGGCAATACACGATGTCACCTGTGAACCCTTCGATGTGCTCCATTCGGTTGATTACAGTTTCGGTTCGGCCAGTGTCAACCATGTTGCCGTTTGTGTCTTTGCCCCAGATGTTGACGGTTGCTGTTCCTGGTGTTGTGCTGAAGCTCGTGGCCTTCGCCAGATTGCCAGCCAGTTTCCCGGACAAGTCCAGCGGCTGAATAACCTGCGTTCCCTGCATCCGGTCAATAATTCTCGCAACCGACTGCGCCAACGAATTCAACGCCGCTGCCGTTAGGCGTTGCCCAGCCTCAAACACTGGCGGTGTGCGGTCTGCCTGCGTCATGTCTGTGAAGTCCACAGCGTGTTGAAGTCGAACGTTTGAAACATGGTCTCTGAACTGTCGGCGGACAGCACTTTGTCATAGTCTGCCGTGTCTGGCCTGTACTGGTGGTTCCACCCGTAGATCGTTGTGCCTGCCGGGCTTGCTCCAGTGCGTGCGGTGCTGCTGAATGCCTTCTGTGCCTTTTCGATGAAGGTCAGCGTCAGTTTTCGCGTGCTCCATTGTCCATCTGTCGATAGCGTGACCTCGTCCTTCAGCCCATCAAACAGCAGCGTTTCAGGCTGAAATACCTGTGGGCTGCCGGGCAGCCTGAACGCCAGCGAATTCACGCAACCTTTCATGTTTCCCAACGTCACCCACGGGACAACCTGCACCTGATTCCACGTGACGGTGTGCATTGTCACGCTGTCTGGCACTTGCTGATTGATGTCTGCCGGCAGCAATGCGCTGTCAGATTCCCATTTGCATCCGCGGCCCGGTATCGTGCGGAACTCTGTGTTGCTGTCTTGGTTGTATGTGCACCACGTCCCCGCGGGTAACGGTGTCGGGTCGTTTGGGTCTCCGGCCTGCAGCTGGTCCGCCTGAAGTGGCGTATAAACGAACGTGATGACGGCCAGCGTCCCGTCATGCGTAATGATGTCGGTGTTGGGATCTGAGACCGAACCCGCCGGCAAATTGCTTACCCGCGAAATCTCAAATGAATCGGCCAGCACACCCGGCCACAGCGTACTATACGACGCCGGCAGACCAAACGGCCCTGAACGCATATGCTCGGCCACAAACTCCCAGCGGTCATTCCATGCCGTCAGGAAAATACGAGTCAGATTGAACTGCCCGGATCTGTTGCCGGACTCCTTGGGGCTGTCCTCATGCTCTTGAAACGCTGGATACGGCATTCTGTTACCCTAAGATCGCAACGCCGGACAATCCGCCCGACACCGCGCCCAGAATCTGTTTGTTCACTTCCACTGCTGCCTTCTGAACCGCCAACTGCTCACGGGCTATTCTGTCGGCTTCGCTTTGTTTGGCCAGCCTGTCCTGCAGGCTGCGAAACATTTCATTCGCTCCGCCGCGCTGGATCTGAGATTCCGCCACGGCCTGCACGGCTGCGGTCGCTGCAACGTCAGCCACAAACTCAGTTGGCGGTGCCTGTCCGCGGTCCTGCTGCATGGCTTCCAGTCTCGACCGCTTTTCAAGATCCTTCCGCCCCGCTTCCTGTCGCGATTCAATTCGCATTCGGCGGGCAAGCTCCAACTCAGCAAACACTGCCTCAATCGCACTGCCGCGGCTCTGGCTTGCTGCAAATTCCAATGTGGGCATTGGGACGGTTTCGGCGTTGCCCATCAATACCGACGGGCTGAGACGGCTTGCAATGGATACTCCAGCAGATGCTGCGTATTCAATCAATTGGCTGATCCACGTTTTCACGTCCTGAAACATCAATTTCAGACCGTTTGGAACTTGCTGCAACGCCACGGTGGCCACGATTGCGAAGTCTGCCAGATTGTCCTGCAATGACTGAAACATTGCCTTTGCGTTCGCCACAAACAACGACGCGCCGGCTCCAACGCCGTTGAAACTTTCTGACGTGCCGTTCACTGCATCGAGCATCGCATTCAGTTCTGGCAACAATGCCGAACCGATTGCAATGGCTGTCATCTCCACGTTCGTTTTGAATTTTGCGTACGCGCCGGCTGTTGTTGCGGCCAGTCGATCATTCATACCGGCTAGTCGTCCGCTGCCTGTGGTTAATGCCTCCAGTGCCTTCGCCACCATGTCAAACGAAATCAACCCGGCTTCCATGTCCTTTTTCAGGTCCGCCATGCTTCGGCCTGTCATCTTGCTGATTTCAAACAGCGGACTGAATCCGCTGTTGATCAGCTGATTCGACTCCTGCCCCATCAACCGGCCAGCCGCCTTCACCTGTGCCATACCACGCGCCAACAGCATCAACTGCTCACTGTTGCCCTGTGCTACCTCCGTCAATTGCGTCAGCGTCGTGAAGGCTTCCTCGGACCCCATGCCGAAATTCAGCATCAACTTTTGTGCTCTGGCCAAATCCGGCAAACCGAACACGGTTTTCTTGTCGAGTGCTCGCAAATCCTCCAGCGTCTTTTTGGCTTTACTCACAGATCCCAGCAGGACCTCAAACGAAATCGCTGTGGTCTCTGCATCTGCGGACAACTGCAGCATCTTGACGGCGCCGGTCGTCGCTCCAATCGTGGCCAGTATTCCGCCCAGCCCGCTGAACGCACCCCGAAGGCCAGAGAGTGCATTACCAGCCGCGCCTGCCTTGCTGGCAATTGACTGCATGGCTGTTGCGGCTTTGCCGGCTTCCGTCTGGACGGCCTTCATGCCGTCCGCGGAGAATATCACCTGTGCTTCCTGAATCGTGATTGCCATCAGACTGTTTTCTGTTGAAAGATGTCCTCAGGTGCCCAGTAGCCAAGATAAATCAATGCCTGATACATGGTCAGACTTGCAACGGTGTCCGGTGTCCAATGGTATTTTTCGCACAACCCACGGAACACCGTAGCCCACGGGACGGTTCGCCGCGTCTGCATCGGTGCGCCTGGTTGCCCAGGCGGTTTCAGTTTCCCAGCGAATCTTTCTGTTCGACCTTGTGAACGGCTTCGACAATTCGCCGCACGTCACCAAACCATGCGATGAAGTCGCACCCCAACTGAATGCCTTGCGTGTTGCTGATGTTTGGCGGAAACTCATCCGGATGATTGACGCACAAAGCCCGCCAGACTGACCACGCAAGACCGCGAAACGAACGGTCAAACCGTTCCTCATCCTCCATTGTGGCAATCAATGGACGTGCCGCAATGTCAGCCGCAATCTTGAACGCCTCAGATCGCACGCGACTGTCTACAATCGACTCCAGCCCGTTGTACGGGCTGCCTGTCGTCTGGACAATCGCAGCCTCTTTGAGTGCGTAATCGGCCAGCGTGCGAAATGCCAGCCGATACGTTCTGTCGTCCTTCGTCAACTCCACAGTCCGCCGACTGCAGAGGTTGAATAAACCGTCCGCCACGGTTGCAACTCCTCAAAATCAAACAACGTCAAACGCGGTGCCGCTTGCTGCTGGCGCACCCTGTCCAGAAAACTTGTAGTCAATCGCCACCGGGTCGCCGCTGTCAGCGTCCAGCGTAATCGGTCCAACCTCAGTAATCAAAATTGAACCGCTGATGTAGTCGTCGCTGTCAGCGTGAAACTGTGCTGCTGCTTCGTCATTGAGAACGAACGGCATGGACTCGCCATCGTGAAGCATGATGCGGACTGTGCCCGACCATTCCTTTGTTCCCTTCACCGACTTCCGCCAGCCGCTGGTGCTGTTGCTGGCGTACTTGCCACTGTTGGACGTCAGCGTGATTTCCCACCGTCCGGTGTGCACCTTTTCTGCTGCCGGGCTGCCAGTCTTGAACGTCATATCTTTACCACTGAACACTGTGCCTGCTGCCATTGCTGTTTATCCTTCAAGGCTTGGCGGTTGCGGAGTAGAGAATACCAATTTTCAGATTTGTGGCGGTAGTTGCCACGCCCAGAATCGTTACGAAGTCGCCGGTTGCCAAATCGCTGTACGGTGCAATGCCACCTGCAGTCGTGCTCGCAACGTACACTTGCCCAACCGTGAAGGCAGAATTGAATGTTAGGTTGCCGCCGGTCGCATACTGCAGTGGCTGGCCATCGCTCGCACCATGCAACGCAATTCCCGCCACCTTACTTGATGCCAACACGTCAGCATCTGCCGGCTTCAGCTTATTGCTCGCCGCTGTGTCTTGATAAACGGGCTGCCCAGCAGTCACAGTGCCACCGGCCACACCGATTGCAAATACGGTCGTGGTGGTCTTGACCACACTGGCTGCTGTGACCGAAACGTCTGCCATTTCTTACACTCCGGTGTGCATTAACTCGAACTGAATCTGTGTGTCCCAGACGCCCGTTTGCGTGTCCTGTTCCGTCGTTATTTGTCCCGTCGGCCTCGCCTGAATAACCTTTGCAGCGGTGCCCGTGAATCCTTTGTCCGCCCATTGGCTGACCACCTCCTGCGCGATGGATTTCCCCGCGTCGTAATTGATCGACAAACAGGACAGCGTCAGAGTCGACCGATACCCGCGTTGGCTGTTGGTTCTCCATGCCGGTTCTGTCGCAATCGTGAAAACCACCGCATCGTCGAAATAGTCGTCCGCGTCCGCGTCCTGTTGTTCCGTCTCGCTGAATTCATCGACACTGGCCACAACTCGATTGACTGGAACCAACGCGGACAACGTCGGTGTCTGCGCCCACCATTCGCCAACCAGTCTATCAATGCCCGTGTCCGCCATTATCTCACTCGCGCCTTCTGCTTGGGTCCCGTTGCCGTTTTCTTAACTTCCTGCACAACCGTCTGCCCGTATTCACTCAGGTGATTCATCACTGACGGCTTCAAAAATGGTCGCTGTTTTCCGTCCTGCCTGAACTCCCACATTGCCATATAGGGCGCGACCTTTTTGTCCACGTACACCCGGCCTTCCGGCTTTCGTCCCTTCATCCTGATTTCGATCGTGATTGACTGCCGGCCCTTGCCTGATCTCATTCGGGGTGGTTCACCTGGACGGCTTGCACCCGGATCAGTCGCCCGAACGCCTTTTTCAAATTCCTCCGGCAACTGAGTGCCAACCAAAACCAGACGGCCAAACTCACGCTTCTGAATCCTTGCGGCTGATCGTCGCTTTCTTTCGATCTCCCTTCGTCGTGCCTTCCGTTGCCGGTTCCACTTCCTCAATTGCCTGCCGGCTGCCTTCGCAGTCCGTGTCAGGCTCTTTCGTGTTCTGCTTGCCTGCTTGACGGCTTTGGCGGTTGCCCGCTTCAGTCGTCTGGATGTCGTTGCCGCCTTGCGTTTTGCTCGGCTTGTCAATCGTCGTTGTGTTCTCTGTGCCGTTCGTTGCAGCCGTTTGCCGCTTCTTGCCGCTTGTCTACGGGCTTTCGCAAATCGCTTCACCAGCGTCTTGCGAAACCTCGTGAAACTACTCTGTCGTCGCCTCGGCATTCTGCTGCTGCCTTTCCCGCCGTCTCTGCTCCCGTCGTCGAGTGTAACGCTTGCTCACCAGCTGCCTCGCGATTGCGTGACAACGTTTACTGCACGCCTCCACGACTCGCCCCGCCGCGGTCTGCAAAAACCGCTGCAGTTCTGGCCTTCGGTCGATCAGTTTCACCCGTGCACTCATGCGTCCGATCTCCGACAGATCAGATATGGCAAATCCACGCGGTTAAACTGCTGTTCCACTCGCTCCACACGATAGGTCAGTCCATCGGAATCGGTGATTGTGTCACCCACTCCAACGTCCAGCAGTTCCTGCAGAATCAGATAGAATTCACCAACGATCCCACGTCGCCGGCCTGCCTGGCTGGTCTCAATTTCCGCCGATGACGTGAACCACTGACAGCGGATGCCGCTGGTTTGCGTATCCACCACCTGACGCTCTGCCATGCTCTGCATTTGTGCCGTCTTGCGTTTGCGTAGCGTGACGGTGTCGGTCAATTGCAGGTGGCAATAGGATCTCTGGATTGCAGTCTCTGCCGGGTCTGTGTACATGACTCGC